TGATTAGTTCCTTAATACGTGCAGCTTTTTCTTTTAGCAACTGATTCATACGAGAGAACACTTGAATGTCAAGAAGTTCTTCAATGATGTTACGTCGTTGAGCTGTAGGCAACTGCATGAAAGGTGTAAATGAAGCAGAACCAATCACTACAATTTGATGGAATGACTTATGGTTCAACTTCAACACGTTTTGCTCAAGGTATTCTTGATAGTCACGAGCACTTGATGATTGGTTGATGAGTGTACCGTTTTGGTAGATCTCAAAGATGTTTGGTTTAATACCACGGATGATTTTAAACTCAACACCAGCAACACTAAACTCTGTCTCAACAACACAATGCTTGTTATTGATAGAGTTCAATAGTTGTGGCTTACTGATGTTTCGATATGGTTTACCAAACAAACCGAATGATAGTGCATCTAACAGTGTAGACTTACCTGCACCATTGTGACCAACGATTAAGGTGCTATCATTCTTATCGAGTTGAATTTCAGTGAAGCTATCGCCAGTAGATAAAAAGTTCTTCCAGCGAATAGTCTTAAAAATAATTCCAGCCATTTATACCAATTCAGTGTTTTGCGCCTCTACATAAAGTCCACGCAAAAGTGTTTTCAATTTTTCTTTGTCTGCTTCAGTTTCGACAGCATCAACATAAGAGTCTAATAGAACCTGAGTATCGTCTAACTCGATGTCATCATCTTCAACGCTTTCACCTAAGAACTCAGAAAAAGATTCTGCGATCTTCATTTCATGTAATGGGCGTTGGGATAATCTATCGATGAAACGATCAAAACCAAAGTAATCGGTTTTCTTCTCTACAATAACTTTAACAAATTTGCTATCGTACTGCGTTACATCTATACTATTATAATCTGTCTTATCGTCGTTGTACACTATCTTTTCATGAAGTGTGTGCGGATTTCTAATGGGAGACAACTCACGAGTCCTAGTGTCCAATACGTGGAAATACTTAGCATCGTCGCAATCTCCCCAAGTGAATTCCATCTGGCTGCCAAGGTAATGTATGTTACCACGAGAAGACTTAGTATGAAAGTGCCCTGATAGTACGGCTTCAAATCTATCAAACGCAGATGTATCCATACCATGAGGATTAGGAATACCTTTGTACATTTCGAATCCAGAAAATTCAAAGTGGCCTCCAATTATAGGTGCTCTGCATGTTTTAATAAACTCCATTGTTTCGCTATAGTTCTCATTGTTAATCCAAGGGATAACACCAAAGCGGAATGAACCGAATGGTAGAACTGTAGGCTTCATATGAATCGTTACACAATCAGTGTAGTGACCCATTAATTCTTTTAGTGAACACAGTTCATTTGTGTTCTTATAGAATACATCATGATTTCCTGGAATGATATGCATGTGAATGTTATATTCACGCAACCTTTGTAGGAATACTTTACGGTTGTGTTCTAATGCTTTGAAGTTTACAAACTTACGATGTTCATAGTAATCACCAAGGTGAATGATCTCTGTAATCTTGTTTTCAATTAGGTAAGGGAAGAACACTTCATCATAAAATTTTTGCTGATACTGCATGAACACGTCTGATGAATTACGTGCTCCGCAATGAGTATCATTAATAAGTGCAATCTTGCTCATCTAAGTATTCCTGCAAATCTTCAACAATGTCATCAGTCATAAACATCTCAAGAGATTTGTTTTTCTTTTCAGCTTTAACAAACTCTTTGATCTTAGTGTCTTTATCGCGAACACGTCCAATACGTTCTCTTAAAGTATCAATGAATGCTTGTTCACCATGTGTATCATCACCTTGAATCTGTGCAATGAATTCTTCTACACCTGATTGTTCAATGAACTTCCACTTGATGTCTTGTTGCTTCTTCTCTTTTTCAATACGACGAAGGAATGCAAAGTAACAAATCTGAGTAAAGTAAGCAAAGGCATTAGGAGTACCTGTACGTGTGACAGCATTAGGATTGTAGTTGTTAATTGCTCGTAAGCAGTTCTCAACAGCATCCATCACCATCTCTTCTCGATAGGTGTATCTAATGAAGTTTACTTTGTGTGATAGACCTTCTGCGATCTTAAGAAAACAATCTGCAATGTAGGTTGTTACGATTGGGATTGGTAGATTGTTTTCTTTGGCTGCTGAGACTGTGTCTACATAGGCCACTACCGCTTCACCGAACTCTTTGTTGTTCACATAATGTGGACGAGCTTTAGGTTCCATTTATTGATTCACTCCGGTTAAAATAACGTGCATAATATATTGTATCACATAATGACTCGTTTGTACAGGAATTTATTTACGATTATTTTTCATCTAGCCCTGTACTACTAGACAATCTCGGTATATTATAGATCTACCCCCTCCGGGTACCAGTAGTATAATTAATGGACGGTCTCAGTGTCTACCATATCAAGTAAGTCATCATAGTCTTCACCGTTGGTGTCTTCGAGTTCTTCGTCTGTATTATTTACCATTCTGTTATAATGATTAGCAACCATATCGTTTACGATCGCTTCAGCGATGATATGTGTCTTAGCAATAATCACTTCATCATTCTCAGCAAATCCCATCCAACGTGAAAACATGTTTGCTTCTCGCATTCCAGTTTCGCTGATCTGCTTTTCTTTGTAAACACGAAGTGGATTCCTTACTAAGAATTCAGCAGAGTCTTCTCCACTAACCTCAGTAAGAATTTCCTCACCGCTGACTAATTTAATTTGACGAATGTCTCTAGGAAGATACATCATTTTGTAATTTGAACCTCATGAATGGTGTACTTAAACTTCTCTTTAGTATACAATTGAATTCTTATACCAGCATGAACTAATGTATAGTTCTTCTTGGTTTTCCAATGTAGATCATCACAAATATCAAATAGTTTGCAATCACTTCCATCATCAGCTTTTCTTAGCCCGCGACCAATAGACTGCAACACTTTAATTTGTGACTTACTTGGACTTGCAAAAATGATGTTATGCAAGTTCTTAATGTTAATACCTGTTGAGAATGTACCTAAAGAAGCAACAATAATTGCATTCTTTTCTTTCTCTACAATACCACGAATAGCTTCTCTATCTGCAACATCAGTAGCGCCTGATACAAAGAACACTTTTCGTCCTTCTGCAGCGCCATCGCGAATTAGTTTGAATAGTGGCTTACCATGTTTCTCAACTAAGTTGAATAAAACAAGTGTATTGCCTTTACAATCTAGTGCAAGATTTTTAATAAAACTATTTCGCTTACTGTGTGATACGATAAAATCGATTTCTTCCTGATAGGTTTTATCCTTATTGAGCTTACACTCATCATCAGAATATTTCAACACTAACGCTTTAATGTCAAGTTGTGCTAACTTGTCATCATCCATAAGTTGTTTAGTCGTAGTCACTTGATACACTGTACCAAATAAACCTTCTAGCACAAGACGGTGTGTGAGTGTACCATCTAACGTACCAGTAGTACCAAAGCGATATTCACAATCAGTCAACTTCTCCATGATAGAAGATAATGACTTGGCTTGGAATGTGTGTGCTTCATCACCAATCACCATGCCAAATTGATCAAACCAACTCTTAGGCATCTTATAGATTGATTGCCATGTAGTAATTACAATAGGTGAGATCGGATCTTTCTCTTTACCGCTATAGATTTTGTGAATCCACTTCTCAGAGAATGCACCATCGTTCTGTCCATATGTCTCAAAGTCAGATGACATCTGTTCAACCAACGATGTAGTTGGCACTACAACAAGAACACGCTTTCTTTTTAAAGACAGATAGTAACGTGTTAAGATGTAAATGATAAGGGATTTACCTGAGCCTGTAGGAGATAAAAGCAGCCTACGCTTATTCTGCAGGCCAACCGTACATGCACGTAACTGATACTCATAAGGCGGGAAAGGTAGATCTAACTCACGTTCACAGAATTCTTTTACATCATGTTGAGAGATCTCTTCTAACTTACTTAGATTATCACCTTCAATTTTGTATCCACGCTCTTCAGCAAATCGTACTAAATGTGGGTATAAACCCATGTACAAATTGTGAGTACGCAAATCAAACAAACGGATCTTACCATCCCACATCTTGTTTCGAAAGCTGGGCATATATTTGTATCCAGGAACATAGAATGTGAAGTAGTCTGCAAGCTCTTGTCTTGCACCACCATCACATGTTATCCTCATGTACACGTCATTAACTTTACGTACTTCTAATTTTTCCATTATGAACCCGACGTGAATTGTCTCCACTTAATCATATTAGCAATTGTCTGATGTCTCCACGTAACGTTAGAGAGAATGTCAGATAATGTATCTATCATTGTTTTCCAATAATCAATTTGAGCTTGAACTTGTTGGATCTGCGGATCGCTATCATACCAATAGTCCATATCACTCTTCATTGGTTTAGTCAAACCTTGGTAAGGATCATAGTCCCAACCTTTTTCATCCATCTGTACACGATCCATCTTACCGTTGTACCACATGAACTTGTCTTTCAATAGGCGTTTAAACTCTTGCTCTTTGCGCGTTTTCTGTAATTTTGAAAGCGACAAAAGCTCCAAGTATTTAGCGTGGAGCTTTGGCGTTTCTCTAGAAGATTTATCCAGCTCCATGTCATCGATGGTGCAGTCTTTCTTCCATTGTTCTAGAACTTGTTCAAGTGTAAGCATAATATAATTCCTCAGTTGTTATAGCATTATTTATTTAAACGTATAGTAGTCATACCTAAAGGTTACGTCAACCTGTGCATAT